GATACAGCACCAGAGTATTACCCTTTTGCGTCAGTGCTAGATTGCGTATCAGTTTGTTTCTAGGTTCATGTCCAACTAGGAAATCAACTTCCTCTTGATAAGTTCGCCCTACATTAATTCTACGGAATTCTTTTGGATAGTCAAGAACTAATACATCTATTTTTAGTTTCGCCAGTGTACCCTTATCCTGTAAGTCTCGGGTAAACGTCACTCGCTTTGTCGGACCAAACAATCCTTCTAGCACAAGTTTGTTTACCTGCGTACCATCAAGTGTACCTGTGGTGCCAAACCTATAGTCTGCTTCAATACATTTGTTCATCAAGGTGGTTAGTGACTTTGCCTTGAACAAGTGGCACTCGTCACCAAACACGCACCCAAACTGTTCGAACCATTCCTTGCCTAGTCTGTAAACTGACTGCCAAGTTGTTACAATGATCCTCTTATCAGTCTTTTTGTCTTTACCCGAATAAATCCTATGGACTTCATCTACATCGAATCCATAGTCCTCAAAGTCTTTGTACATCTGCTCAACCAACGATGTAGTCGGAACCACTATCAGTACCGACTTCTCGTGTTGATTAAGATACCAGCGCATCAAGTTGTAGATTATAAACGACTTACCAGAACCTGTAGGCGAAAGCAAGAGGCAGCGTTTGCGTTCTATACCATGCACTATAGCATCATACTGATAATCTCGAGGAGCGAAAGGCATGTTCCAAATTGCTTGCGAAGAAACCAACTTCTGGTGATCGACCTTGTTAGTTGCGTTGGGAAGACCATACGGACTATCTTTTAACTGTATGTGATAGTGACGGTCTGCTGCGAACCTACAAAGTTTTGCATACAATCCAACGTTGAGTTCGCAGGTCAATGAGTTGAACAAACGGATCTTGCCATCCCATTGCCTGCGTCGAACCGCTGGCATAAACTTAGCACCAGGAACATTGAACGAGAAATACTCACTCAGTTCGTGACGGACACCTGCATCACACAGGACTGCCATCATTGAGTGGTTCTGCATTTGTAACGTCAGGGTCGCCATGCTTTTCTTTGTAATCTTTTATTGCTGTCTTAATCGCATCTTCCGCTAGTACTGAACAATGTATCTTTACAGGCGGGAGTGATAGTTCTTCAGCAATTTGTCGATTACTGATTTCTCCTGCTTCGTCAAGGGACTTTCCTCGAACCCACTCGGTGAGTAGCGATGAAGAAGCAATAGCACTGCCACATCCGAAAGTTTTGAATCGAGCGTCTTCAATAATTCCGTCGGACGATACTTTGATTTGCAACCGCATGACGTCTCCGCACGCTGGAGCACCGACCATGCCTGTTCCGACATTTTCTTCGCTGTCGGCGAACTTACCAACGTTCCTAGGATTTTCATAGTGGTCAAGCACCTTCTCGCTGTATGCCATAAATTTCCTCCCTGAACGCAGGGTCTTTACCGAAGTTAGCAGCTGCGTTCGCTTTTGCTTTTGCTAAAACGATAGGCGAGTTTGGTTTACGTTTATCGCGATAAGAACCATGCGAACTTTTCTTCGCCCTCTTTCTAATCTTGATATTGGTTTTCATTGTCTTCGCCATAACGTCTCCACACTCCATCTGTTGTTAGTTTAAAACATGCTATAAAAAAATCGGGACGAGTATTTTCAGTCCACTCTTCTGGGGCGATCATACTCATAACATCCTGCCCCTTGTTGTTGTACAGATAATACTTCTTGCCGATGATAGGTGTTACTCCTATCGCTGCGTTTTCTACGCGAGTTGTATCCTGTACTAGTTCTACAAGAGCATCGTACTCCTCTTGTAGTTTTTCTATCCTGCCTTCTATATATTGGTTTCCCTTCAGTGGGTTACCATGATCAACAATAGCAGGGAAAGAAGGTGTCGTACCATAAGCGAGCAGAGATTTTTTATCCCCCTGACTCAAACCTTCGCACCTCTATGATATTACGAATATGTTGATGCCGCCACTTAATACCTTCTACCATCTCCTTTAATGCATCAACCATTGCTTTGTAGTAAGCAATCTTTTGTTCTGACTTCTGTATCTCAGCGTCACTGTCATAGTAATAATTCATATCACCTTTCATTACCTTTAGACCGTCGAACGGATCGTGCTTCCAACCAAGTTCAACGATCTCTTCTTGCGACATCTTACCGTTGTACCAGAGAAACTTGTTCTTCAGCAAGACTTGCTGATCCGACTCTGCTTTCTTAAGTAAGAGTTTTGCTTGAGTAAGATACCCAAGATACTTCGCGTGAAGTTTGGGTGTCTCTCTAGAACATTCATCTAACTTATGAGATATCTCACAATCTTGCGACCACTGCGCAAGTACATCATCTAAATTCATATTTACACTATTTCGAAATAACTAAACCTGAAACTTGCTGGGAAGGTAACATACTCTACACCTTGGTTCTGTGCCTCAAACCGAATGTCTCCAACCGCCACTGGTATACAATCAATATATCGTATGGTCTTATTTTTCTGATTAGAACTTGTCAAGGCAGTAATAGAGATATCTGCATAAGTCGGTTGGGTACTAGTGTCCCCACCAAAAGAATCTCTTTTCTGAATTTGATCAAGGTTGACTAATCTAAGCATCCAGTTGTAAACTTCTAGATACGAGTTAAAGTCTTCATCGAGTAAGACATCCATAGTCAGTTCACCATATTGCATCTGGTTTCCTGGCATAGGAACACTTTGTATGCGTTGGTACGGTGTCTCGGTAGCAGGGTTTGCTGCACCAGGATGATTGATAGACTGGACAAAGAACGTCAGATTAGAGAAGTTCTGACGATCAATGACAACCCTGAACCCAGTGGGTTGGAACAGGTTGATATTAGATGTAAGGTTGTCGGACATGTATACTTTCCTATAGAATAGGTCTATTGTATACTATTTAGTCCCAAAAAGCAAGCAATAAAAATGCCCCTTTCGGGGCATCATTTTATTCAGAAGGGCAAGCAGTGCCATCCTCTGAAGCATCATACTTCTCGTCACCACAACCATATTTGTTATCGTTGTTGGTGTCGCATCCACGTTGCCAGTACTGCATTGTGAAAGTATAACCTTCACTCCAAGGAGTGTATGCTTTACACCACTCGTGACTACCAAATGCTTCACCGTCTACACCAGTGTCTGGTGGGACGTAATCTACTTTTTCGGTCGGTACGATTTTTTCATATCGCATCGTTTTACCGTTATTGTAGACGGAACGTCTCCACAACTCAGAACGCTTAGAAACGAAAACGTACTCGTCGTCAGCAACCGTATAAACGTCACCGTTGTCGTAGGTGATAGTATGAGCGTGTGCCAAGATGGGCAGGCACAAAAAGAACAGAATAATATTTTTCATATCATCTCCAATAGTTTCGAAACATATTGCAACTTGCATTGCAGTATTATATAGTAATCATAAAAAAAGGGGGACCGAAGTCCCCCCATACAAATACCGATTTTTATTATTATTATTCGGTGAACCGTATCTTAGGCAGAAACCATCAGGTTGTCTACACGGAAGATGCGGTAGTACTGGTTGCTCTTAGCAGCAGCAAGACCATCAGAAGGCGTACCGCCAACGAATGGGTTAGATACCATGCCATAACGAGTCTTGAACCCGATACGTGGCTGGAAGTCATTCTCGCCTACAGCGCGAACCATTTGCAGTGGTACATATGGGCAGTAGAATACACCTGCGTCATATGGGTTAGTGCCCTTGTAACCAACAGTTACATAGTCAGCAACCGCATATGGGTCGATGTAGATGCGCATACGTCCGTTCAGTACACCAGCAAAAGTGTTACCAGTGTCGTCAACTTCCAGAGAAGTGCTCAGAGCAGGAGCGTAGTCAAGCATACCAGAAGCAGCGAGAGCAGTAGCAACATCAGAAGATACGATTGCTACGTTACCCTTACCGCGACGAGTTTCTTTAGCGATAGTGTTTGCTTCGCGATCCAGTTGGACAAGCAGACCCTTGAACTTCTCAACAGACCAACGACCATCAGCGTCCGTAGACAGGTCGAAGATACCGTTGGTAGCAGTGTTAGCAGTCAATGCACCAGTCTTCGCTTGGCTGTTGATAGTACGGATAACTTCGCGGTTAATTTCAGCAAGAATTTCTACTGAAAGAATGTTAGCAAGTTCCGCTTCAGCGTCAAGACCGTGGATTGCTTTCAGGTCTTGTGCCAGTTCGATGGTGTACTCTGCCTTCAGCGCACGTGACTTTGCAGTTACGGTTGCTTTCTCGATGGTGAAACCCATCTCTTGGAAGTCAGAAACGCCGCCAGTGCCCAACGCTTCCGCGTCAGCAGTTGGCATACCGCCACCGATAGAAGGACCAGTACGGTCGTTGTCGATAGAGGAGTCGCCGTTTGAGTCAGTCAATCCGTCAAGACCAGAAGGACCAGCAGTGTGAGTCGTAGAAGAGTCACCAGAATATGGTACAACTGCTTCGTTAAACAGTGCTTCGTCACCAGAAGTGGCGCCAGACTGAGTAGACTTGTAGCGAGACTTCATAGCGAAGATCAAGCCAGTAGGACCAGACATTGGTTGAACACCACAGATGTCGTATGCCATCAGGTTAGGCATAGAACGACGTACGAGTGAGATCAATACTGGGTTCCAGTTGGCAGCGCTTGAAGTATTGTTAGCAGCAGCGGCTTCTTGCAAGAAAGAAGAAGCACCTGCTTCTTGAGCAAATGCTTGCTCTTGGTTTTCGAGGATAGCAGCAGTGACCTTACGTCGGTAAGCGTCTTTGATCTCGCCGCTAGACTCTTCGTTCAGGACTGGTGCCCACTTTTGCACCAGAGATTCGTAGTTCAGATCCATTTCTTAATTCTCCTTATGGGGTAATGGATTACTTGTTAATTTTGCGCATGGCAGACAGGTACTGTTCCATAAAAGGAGAAACTTCTTCAGTGTCAACGTCGCTTTCAGTTTCTTCAGTTATTTCTTCTTCAGTTTCTACTGTCGCTTGTGCAAAGAATGACTCTTTGATAGTAGCAACTTTAGACGCAAACTGCTCGGCGTCATCAAAGTCAACACCTTCTACCAGAGAGTAGAACTTCTCTTTCTGAGTGTCAGCGAGTTCAGATGCTGCTTCGGCAACAATTGCTGCACGCTTCAGACCTTCAACTTCTTCGCTCAGAGAAATCGCATCAGCAGTGGTCTTGTTGAGAGCTTCTTCGAGTTCTTCAACTTGATCTGCTAAATCGTCAACGAGGTCAATCTTGGATTCTGGTACGTCGATGTAAGACTCAGTGAAAAGGTTCTTCAACCCTTCCATGAAGTTCTCAGCAATCTCAGCACGCAGACCAGTTTGGATGGCAACTTTGTTCTCTTCCATCCACTGCTCAACCACGTAGTTCAGGTAGGAATCAACCTTCTCGACCAACTCACCTTTCTGCGCAGCAGTTTCTTCAGCGAGTTTTTCTTCGTAGGTTGCTTCGATTCGCTCTACTTCTTCAGAGAGCTTAGATTTCAATGCTGCTTCAAAGATCACAGCAGTTTTTGCCTTAAACTCATCACTGAGAGTGGCTTCAGACTCGACTAATGCTGCGAGTTCTTCAGAGTGAGTATCTGCTTCCGCAACTACTTCTTCCTCTTCCAACTCGACTTCTTCGCCCATCATCTTACCGTATGCCGCTTGAAGGTCAACCTTCTTCATGGCATTCAACTTGCCGTACATAGCATTAATCATACCTGCTTTGGTCTTTGGCATTGGTTCGCTGTTGCTCTTGTCACCCGTACGAGCAGGTGCTTTAGTCGTTGCGTTCGCTGCCTTATCGGTAGCGGCAATTGACTGTGCTTCAGCGTTTTTCATGTCATGCCCTTTTGCTTCCGCAACTTCCTGCTCATCGCGGAGTTCAATGTTTTGATCTTCCATTGTGTTCTCCTTATTAAAAAGATCTTTTTAAGGATGAGAGGAAATTTTTGTACTCAACGATTTGATCCACGCCACTAATTGGCGGAAGCGCATCGACATGAGCTTCGATTTCAGTCTCTTGTTCCTCACATATCTCTTGAGCAGTAAGTACGCCATTGTTCCAGACCCATTCAACACCTTCCATAATCCCATTAACAAATGCTCCAGGAGCAGATGGATCTTGCACGATGTCAACCGTGCTTAAAACAAAATCGTCCTTAACATACATTGCGCCATTGCGCTGCTCAAGACTACCCATTCCACGAGTTGAGACACCAAGATTAACACCACCTTCGAGAAGACCTTGTACAATCTTACCCATTGGAGTATCAAGTATTGATGCCTTTCCGATAACATCATTGCCTTCGAAGTGAAGGTCAGTGATCTTATGCGAAACTTTGTCGAGGTTGACGGTTGGACCATCAGGATGGTTCAGTTCGCCAACTGCTCTATCTTTTGCGACCTGCTCAGAGACATACTGCTCGACGGCAGACTCCATAATTGGTCTAGGGTACACCCTACCATTACGGTTCTTCTGCTCTGCCTGAGCAAACACACCTTCGATAACATATGACTTCTTGCCGTCTTTCTTTTCTTCGACAAGACACTGTAGTGTGTTGTCATTATATTCAGCAATTAGTTTCATGTTAGTTCCTTGATCGCAGTTTCTATTGATTTTTGTGCGTCCCTTTGACTACGGAACGTATCTAACATATCTCCGTCTATGTAGGCAACGAAACCTTTGGCGGTCTTTTGTATCTCAGTTTTAATTCTGCGATACTTCTTGGACCAGACTACTTCGCCCTTCGCTTTGCGTTGCCTTAGTTCGGAGAACGTAATCATAACATTTATTTATACTTTTTCTTCCTCTGATTCGTCCTCAGACTCCTCATCAGATAAAATATCTTCAATCTCGTCAGCATAGATACCAAGTGGGTCCTCTGGTTCCTCATGCTCTTCCTCAGCAGGGATCTCAGCAACTGGTTCTTCCGGAGAAGGTTCTTCCGTTGACTCAGGTTCTTCAACCTCAGCAACCTCTGGTTCGCCCTCATCTTCCGCTTCTACTTCAGATTCTAGTTCTGCTTCAGTTTCTTCTTCTGAAGGTTCTTCTTCCTCTGCTCCGTTATAAACTGAATTCGCTATACGAATCTGTTCTTGCTCTAGAGCATCGTCGATACGAGATTGTACAATGTCCTTAAAAATTTGACTAGAGGTAAAGGCATCGCCCTTCTCAATAGAGTTTACCAAATCTTCTACAGATACTGTTACTGGTTCTTGAGTCTCATTAGCAACATCACTCATTTCAACTTCAGGTTTCGTTTCCATCATCATCTCCTATATTAGTTGGTACTGGTTCAGAACCTATTTGTTTTTCCATGTCTTCCATTTCTTCATCGGTAAAATGGAAAACATTTTTCATTACCCACTCTTTAGATAGATACTCACCAACATATTGTGATGCTTGATCCATCAGACCCAGTCGCTCACGGAATACTTCAGCATCCTTGAGTTCTGTATAGTGGTTGTCTTTATAGAAATCTACTCGAATACGATTGTGGAATAACTCCATCCAATCGCTGTCGGTAATAATACCTTTTAACACAAGTTGTTGTCGGAGGATACCAATAAACAACTTACTGAACCTTGAGCGAAGTCGAGTTACAAATTTTTGGAATTTAATTTCTTCACGGTTGATTTCAGTAGCACGACCGAGGGAGTATGCTTGCTCCTGCTCCAATCGCGATACTGGTACGTTCAGTGCTTGGTATACCTTGCGTTGGAAATATTTGATGTCATCAATCTCGCCAAGGTTTGAACCACCAGGAAGTGTAGTCACCTCCGTTCCTCTACCACCTTCTCGGCGAGGCAACCAGAAATCGTCAAGCATAGACATATGCTTTCTCGAATCCTTTAGTTCTCCAGTCGCCTGATCGTATACAAGTTTATTTCTATAACGAGTCATCAATGAGTTGACATATTCTTCTGCTTTACCTTTTGGCAAGTTACCTGTGTCAACATAAAAGATTCTTCTCTCAGGTGCACGCGCCAGTCGATAGATTATCAAGGAGTCTTCCATCATACGCAACTGATTGATAGGTCTCAGTGCTTTGTGAAGATGAGAAACTACCTTCGCCTTCGTGTCGTCCAGTACACCTGATGTTACATAACTTACTGAGTCAACGCTGAGTTTGACTGCTTGGTTCGCTGTTGGGTCTACGCCAGCAGGAACACCTTTTTTAGTCTCAAAGTTTTTATCAGAAAACAAATAAAACTCTTCAACCTTGTTTACAACTTTTACACCTGTTGATTTATCTTCTTTCTTCTTGACGTTACGCACCTTACGCATCTTCATAGAGTCGATGTATCTAATCTCTTTGATGCCCAACTTTAGGTTTGCGTTGTCAACAATCAAGTGATGGTACAGTCTACCGTCAATGTACCAACTACGGAAAATATCATGAGCACGCTCATTAAACGTGAGCATGTTCAAGACATTTTGAAATTCTTCTGAAATCTTTTTCTTAATACCTGCGGAAACCTCAACCCGATCAAGGTTGACTTCTACTACGTTTTCATCATCAGGTATTACGATTGCTTCGTTAACGATTTCTTCTACCGCCATATCAACTTCAGGGTGAGTTGCTGCTTGACGATATTTCCGAATTAGGTCTGCCTGATCTTTTACTTGAAGATCGGCATAGATATTCATGTGAGTGCCGTATGCATATGAAGGAGCAGTTACATAACCTGCACCATCATCGTCAGTTGGCGGCACAACTGAAGCAGCAGGAGCTGGTGTTACAGCGTCCTGATCTTTCTTTGCTCGCTTGATCTCAAAACCAAATAATTTAATTCCGTCGCCTTCTGCCATATTTGAAATCTCAGTTGTGGGGTAAAAGGGGGAGCGAACTCCCCCTGCTTTACTTTACTTAGTCGCGATTAATTATCCTAGGATCGCGGCATTAGTCCAGTAGTCGTACTCGAGAGTAACAGTGAATGTTTCAATCTCACCGACCTGAGCAAAGTCAAGATCGACAGCAGAAACGTTCGTTGGGAAAGCATTCACCAAAGTGTACTTTCCTTGAGAACTTGGGTTGCCCAATTGATCCAACTGGGTTACTTCCATTTCTGCAACATAAGATGAAGTGTCATTCGCTTGTTGACCTTCGTTGCCTTCGTGGGTGTTCATACCACTAGACCAACGCTCGAATGCACCACGGAGTTCGTGGTCTACGTCGTTATAAACAGTGATCGTCCATGGTTCGAAAGATCGGTCACCTGCTAACTTGATGATACGTCCTCGGAATGGTACTTCTACCAGACCGACAGTGCTCGCTGGCAACTGTGCGGAACGAACCATAAAGGAAGCAAGTTCATTGTCTCCACCAGCATATCCTGGGAAGTTGACCTTGACCTCGAACATATTAGCACGAGCACCACCTTTGGCGAACTTACCACGAAAATCGTCTACATTAAGAACTGCCATTTTAGAATCTCCTTATTGTAGTTTCGGGTTAGAATTGAATGCCAGAGCTAACGATCTCTTCAAAGTTCGCACCAGTACGAGTAGCGACAAAGTTCAACGTAATGAAGTTGATGCTACGTGCTGGTTTGATGAAGAGAGTCGCAATGAATTCATTGCGGTCGATAACTTCAGGGGTGTTGTTTCTCTCGTCACACTGTACGAAGAAGTCCTGAATACCACGTCGCGCCTTGATCTCTCGTAAGAGTGGGTTGACGATAGCAACAAATTCAGCACGAGTAAACTCGTCGTTGAATTCGAACAGGAAGTTTCGTGAAGCGACAGAGACCGCTTTCTCAAGAGCAAGGAATAACCTTCGAACATTGATACGATCAAATGCGGATGGTCGAGCAAGTTTGGTCTTATCACCAAACAGCAAGATGCCTCGTCCTGGGAACTGAACGATTGGGTTTACACCCTTCTTGTACAGTTCATCTCGCTCCGCTTTAGAAGGGGAGTAAGCAAGGTTGGTTACACCAACATATTCACCGCGACGCTCACCAGCAGGTGACCACCATGGACCATAGTTGGCGTCCGTGGCAGCAAGCAAACCAGCAGTGGTGGAAGCAGCAGGGATGTAGATGTAGTTGTCGTTGTACTTGTCATAGACACGCAAGTAGTTGTTATCTACGATCAGGTAAGAAGATGCCGTGAAGTCATTAGTAGTCTCCAAGGTATCATTTACTGGATCGATGTTGTTAACAACCGCTGCTCGGTCTGGTGAAGTTACAACAACGCAGTCTTTACGAGTTACGCCAGCGATGCCAGCGAGATCGTTTACTACAGTTACTTGTTTCGTTTTGGTTGCCATTCCTGGTGCGATAAGGATGGACACGTCGATTTGCTCAACGTCTTCAAACTCATCAAAACCAGTAGCAATATCGCCCTCATCGAGCGTTTGACCATCAGCACCACCACTCAAACTCTTAGTTGCAGAGTCATTAGAGAATGATAATACTTGGTCAGCATAGTTGATGGAACCGCCAGAAGTTGGAGCGGATCCCCAGTTAGGACCAGCAATACTTGTCGCAGAATCCCACTCGCCAAACCAGACGTACTTAGAACCTTGGTTGATTACAGTCTTGACATAGTTGTCGCCACCGTCAACAGTCTTAGCACCTTCTGCTACAGATACATACGGGAAAGTCTCAAGGACTTCACCAGCAGTACCAGTGATGAAACCGTCTTGGTCGATTACCGCGACATGGATCTCATCGTTCTTAACAGTTCCTGGATACTCTTGCGCCCACTCAGATGTTCCTGGGACATCGTCAAACTTACCTTCGTATGTCCAGTTGTTGAATAGAGTAGTAGTAGCAGAGTTGCTGTTGTCTGAATCACCAGACAGAACACCAAATACAGATACTGCCAATGAGTTGCCGAGTTCGCCAGGATATTTGGCGTAGAATGTCTGAGAAAGAGTTTGCCGTTCCCAGTGATCTTCGTTTTTAATCAGGGTTTTTGCGCCTGACATAGATGCATTAAGCGCACTATCGACACCATTTCCTGGTGATGGGATAGAGCGACATACTTGGAGGTTGCCTGAGTAGCGCAGATACTGAGCACAGGAGAAGTAATCTACTGAGTGCTGTGCATCTGGCGTACCAAATTCTTCAGCGAGTTCATTCTCGTTGGAGATAATAGTTGGTACTTCTACAGGACCCCAACGGAATCCTCCTACATATCCAGCAAGCGAAGTATCGACATTTGGGACCACAGGGGTCAAGTCGAATTCGCGAACTACAATAGCAGGAGACAAACTTGGAGCTGTTAGTGCCATTTTAGTTTCCTCTTTGCAAAAAGAAATTATAAGTGTTATGCATTATAAGGTCGGCACATAAGTGCTCAATGCATTTATTTATAAGAAGGGATATTTAGGTATAATCCTCTAGTTCTATTGTAGACCAAGGGTCTAATTTTTGTTCGTATGTTATAACAGGTTCCGCTTCTTGTTTAAATCCAAACGGAGGCACATCCTCTTCAATCTCTTGCATACGTTGTTCAAACATCATCTTCTTGATATTAATGTCTGTCATTTCAGCAAAGAAAGTGGTTTGTACCAAGAAACCAAGCATCACCAAGTTCATTACCAAGTCATCGTGGTTACCATCTTTCGCTTCATAAGAATTACCTTTTGCTTCAAACGTACTAATTTCTAATATCGTATTTTCATCAACGACTTCTAGTTTACGTTCTTCTAGCAAATCTTTAAACCCCGAACAACCAAGACGTTTAGTTCGGCGAGTCATCTCTACGCCGATACCACTAGATTTTACTGTAGAGGACATGTGCACGTTTTCATATTCTCGTTCGTGGTATAACCCCGAACAAACCAGTTGACCTGCGTCATTAGATTCGATAACGACATATGCTTGATTGTAAGAAGTCGCCCATTTATAAATAATATCTGGGAAGAGTAGTGGAGAAATAAGATTGTTGCGATACACTGCTACCTGTTTGAAAGGTCTACTGCTAATGTCGATGACGTTAAACGTACTATAATCCTGTCCTCTCCCTTTACTTACGTCAACACACATGACGTATTGTGACCCCTTGCGAGGTTCATCGTAAACAAGTAGATCCCCACCCTCAAGGATTCTCTTGGGTCTACTTGCCTTCAAGTTTAATAAAGTTTCAGCATTGATCAATGTATCACCCGTGCCGAAGAAGGTATTACCAAACTCCTGATCAAACTGTATCTTTGAAGTGTTGCTGATCGTTTCTTCTTTCCATGCTTCATCACGACCAGGAACGTCCCACCAGTCTACACGGAACGGTTTGTATTCATTCACACCCTGTACAGCACCTTCCCATATCTTATGAAAAGGATTGCCGATACCGTTAGCGGT